TTGGAGAGGGCCTTGCGCAGGGCGCGGATGTTGGTGGTGCCGAAGGTGCCGTATGTGGTCACCGTGGCGTTGCCGTAGTTGACGGTCGTGACGAGCGCGAAGGCGTATTCGATCACCGCCTGGGCAACGGCCTTGCCGGCCGCGCGGGCGAAGATCTCCACGTCGGCGCTGGAGCTGTTGGCGAACTGCACGTCCGTGATTTCGGCCGTGGCCACCTTGTGCTGGTTGAGGAGGACGGAGACGTTCTGGAGCTCCCCACCGGTTCCCTCGTAGTCCGAGAAATTGGTGGCGCTGATGGTGGAGACGAGGGGCACGTTGATCGTGTCGCCCTTGCGGGAGGCCTCGCCGTCGAAGCTGACGGAGAAGGCGCGCACGGGGGCCAGCGCGGCGGAAAACGCCTCCAGGGCGCGCCCGGCGATGATCTCGTCGTTCAAGTTAGCATTGATGGTAGCCATGGTGGTGGTACTCCTGTGGGGTTAGCTGCGGTTCCGCGCCAGGGCGCGGAGGGTTGTTTTGTTCTCCAGCAGGAACTTCCTGCGGTCGTTGCCTTGCGGCATCGCGAGAAACTGGGAAAGAGGATCGATGGTGGCCTCGGGCTGGGCGACGAGCGGGGTGACCGCCCGGGCCGCTTCCAGCTTGGTTTCCTCGACCTTGGCGGACATCGCCACGGGGGCGGTGGCCGGCTCCGGATCCGGATCGGGCTCCGTCGCGGTGGCGGTCAGCTTGGCGGAAAGCTCGGCCAGCTGGGCCAGCGCGGCGTCCAGGCGGGTGGAAAGGTTTTCGATGGCGGCTTTCGCGTCGAAAGCCGGGGCCTCCGGCGCGGGGGCGGGCGCGGCCGTGGCGGCCGGCTGGGTCGTTTCCGTTTGCGTTGCGGTCATTAGCCTTGCCGTTTTGTCAACCGGCGCGGCGTAGACGCTCGCATTGGCGGCGGCCTCCGTCACCAGATCCACGCTGAGCAGGTCGCTGACGCGGGCCAGGCGCATGCCGTTGTCGTCCTCGTCGGGGATGCCGGAGAAGCTGATGGAGAAGCCGATCTGGTCGGGAAGTTTCTGGATCAGCTCGCTGTAGTATTCCACGTCGGGGTGCGCGGCCAGCAGCTCGAGGTCCGCGCGGACTCGGTTGCCGTCAATGCGAAAGCCGTAGAGCATGCCGATGATGCGGTCGATCTGGTTGGAGTGATCGGCCAGCACCTTGACGGGCTCGCTGGCCTCGCCCAGCAGCTGCACCTGGTTGAGGGTTTCCGCGTCGATCATCATGTCGTGTCCCAGGGCGGGCCCGGCCGTGATGACGGAGATGCCGGGAAAAAGTGTTTTGGCCATGATGGGCGGGCGGCCAGTCAATCGCCGCGCTCGCGCCGGATCCGGCGCATCTGGGCGTTCGCCCAGGTCTGGCCCGGATCCCCGCCCCACAGCGCCCAGGCGATCCGGCCCGCGCTCGGGAAGCCGGGCTGGCCGGGCCGGAATCCCTCGCCCTGCTTGTCCACCTCGTGGCGGGCGAAGTAGCTGGCCATGCGAGCGATGACCGCGTCCGAAAGGTTGGCGCCGTTGGCGATGTCCCGGGCGCGGGCCACGCCCACCGCCGTGCCGCCGCGGCCGTGTTCGCGCCGCCATTCCAGGCCCTGGCGGGCCTCGTCCCTCATGCCGGCCGTGGGCCGGGCGAGCTTACTTTTTGCGGGGACTTTTTTTTTATCCTGCAGGCCGATCGCGCGGAGGATCATCGTCTCCTCCTTTTTGGTCAGCGTGTAGTCCGGCGTGTCCGGCATGGTGAAGGCCTCCGTCAGCTGCGGCGGACATTCGTTTTTGCCTATGTCCAAAACAGCCGCGGGTTCGGTATTTTGTGGCGGGGTCGTTGCCACCGGAGGTACGGACAAAGCCGGATCCGGCTGGACCGCGGGCGCGGCCGGCGCAGGCGGCGGGGTGGCGGCGGGGTTGCCGTTGGGCGTGAGCAGCTGGATGGAAGCGGGGTCGATCCCCTGCTCCGCGCAGCGTTCGCGGATCCACTTCGTCTCGTAAATTTTCTGGTCGATGACCTCCTGCCAGTCGCTGCCTTCGGCCCCGATCACGTCCGCCAGATTGGTGAAACCCAGCTTGTACTCCTCGCGGATGGCTTGGCTCTCGCGCCCGGCGTCCACCGTCAGCTTCCGCGGCGTCTGCCAGACGACGTTGCGGTATTCATCGTTGCGCGGCAGGGCGCCGGTCTCGATCCCGGTGCCGATGACGTAGCGCCAGACGGGCCCGCACAGCTTGGCGATCAGCAGGCGCTGGCGTTCCTCAAACCGCCGCTGGGCCTTGGCCAGCGTGAACCGTTGGGCGGTGCCGGCCAGCCGTTCGCTGTTCCAGACAAACTCATAGGGCAGGCCCATGCCGATGGCGGCGGCGCGGATGTACTGGTCCAGGAAGGCGTCCAGTTTGTCGTTGGGCCGGGACAGGCTGAAGGTGCTGATGGCCTCGCCGGGCTTGAGGCGGGCGATGCCGCCGCCGGAATAGATGGTCTCGCTGGTGATGGCGTCGCCGGTGTTGTGGGTGGGCGTGCCGAAGAAGCCGCCTTGGGCGCTGCCGGTGTTGTTAGTAATGACCATCCCGAGGGAGGTGGCGGCCTTCACGCCCTGCATCTCCATGCGCAGCACCTCGTCGCGGTCCAGCATAGGGATCAGCGCGACGGCGGTGCGCGGGTAGCCGCGGAACTGGTCGGGCCGGTCGGGCTCGAACAGATGGATGACGCTGTCCGCGGCGATGGCCTGGAAGATTTTGTTGGCGGGGTCGTTGCTGAAAAAGTATTTGAGCGGGCGGCCGGTGGCGTCGGCCTGCACGCCGTCGATGATGACTTTCTGGTCTGCGCCCTGCGGAGTGCCGCAGCGGTGCGCCTCGACGACCTGCAAGGCGGGCTGGCCGTCGCGGGTCTGGGTCAAGATCAGAAAGACGTCGCCGTCGCGGTCGATGGCCAGGCTGGCGAGGGTCTGCAGCTCGTAAAAATCCAGCATGCCGCGGATGTCCGCGCGGGTGGCGAATTGGTAGAAAAACGCCTCGGCCTGCCGGTTCCACGCGTCGTCGCTGGTGCGGGCCTGCGGGCAGATCCCGGGGCCCACGCTGTAGCGGGCCATCTCGTTGACGGCGGCGCGGATGATCGGGTTGTTGATAAACAGGCGGCGGGACAGGGCCAGGAGGCGCAGGCGGTCGTAGGCGTCGATGTCCTGCCGGCTGTCCGTGGCGGTGGCGTGCACCCACGTCCGCTCGCGGGTGAGCGGCCGGGCGGCCTCGGACATCAGCCCGAAGCCCAGCCACTGCCCGATGCGCTGCTGCAGATTAGGCATGACCGATGGCGTTGAAGACGGGGTAGGTCACGCGCGGGTTGCGCGTGCCGGCGTTGTAGTCGATGGCTTCCTTGACGACGCGCAGCATGTCGATCACGGAGTAGGTCTGCTGGAGGGTGACCGACTTGCCCGAAATGGAGGACGACGTGACAAAGGCCAGCTGGCCCTTCCCATCGAGGATTCGTTGCACGCAGTCCGCCCGGAGATCTTGGAGTTCGCTCGCGGTCAGGACTGACGCCAGCAGGACTGCGTCGGTCATCGCGGGGTGGGATGTGTCAACGCGCGGCCACCTCGTCGGCAAAGAGATCCGTCTTTAGCCAGGTCCACAGCTCGCGCATCTGCGCCTTGAGGAACGGGCGCCAGCCTTGCGGGGCGCGGCTGAGGAGATTGCCGAACTTGTTGGCCCAGCCGGTCACCTCCGTCTCCCAGGTCTTGACGACCTCGGCCCGGGGTTTGCTTTCGTGGGGTGGCGTGGGGATCAGCTCCAGCTGCGTCATGCCGATGCGCAGGGCGCGCGGATCCGGGTTGTCCAGGTTAAACTCCAGCTGTCGTGCCATGCTGGTGTACTTGGGCGCCCACTTGCTGGCGAACTCCTCACCGAACGTGCCTTCCAGCCAGGCGGCGTAGACGTCCGGCTTGATCTGCTTTCGTGCTTCCGCCAGCTTGCGGCCGGCCTCCAGCGCGGCGGCCACCGCCAGGCTGGCCGTGCGCATGGTTTCATCGGCCAGCTTTTGCGCCGTGTCGTGGCTCTTGCGGACGTCTTGGACCAGTTGTTTTTCAATGGGTTGGTTTTTCACTTTTTGCCTTTCTTGTTTTGGATGATCTCGCGCAGGCGCTGGGCCCGGCTGTTGTAATTGGACCGGCGGCCCAGGGCCACGATCACCTCCTGCGCCGTCCTGCATCTCTGCACGGTGGTGTTGGTGTGGCTGGCCGTGTTCCTTGGATCCGCCAGGACAAAGGAGCGGCGGAAGTTCATGGCCAGTTTGTTGACGGCCGCCCGGGTGATGCCGAACTGCTTGGCGATCGATTCGTTCGTCTCATGGCCGCCGCCGCGGGTCTGCCATAGCAACATCAGCAGCACCCGGGTGCGCAGGGCGGATTGCGTCACGCAGCTGCCGGCCTCCGCCAGCCAGCCCAGGATCCGGCCGAAGGCCTGGCTGTAGGGCTCCGTGGCATGGTGATGCATGGGCTCGATCTCGTCGATCGGGTGCGCCTTGTAGGAGGACGTCCACGTCTCCGCCTCCCATCCAACCGGGGCGGATCCGGTGGATGCCTCGTCAAATTCGCTTGCGTCTCTTTGTTCCATGGATGTCCTCGGGTCAGGGGTTTTGTGACTGGATATTTTCAAGCGCCACCAGCACCAGCTTCTCGCAATCGCCCAGGTGGTTCGGCCCCACCTTTTCCCAGACCAGCTCGCGCTGGCCGAAGCGCAGCTTCCGCTCGACCATTCTCTCGCCGGTCAGTTGGGTGAAATAGTCGCGTCCCGTATTTCGGGGCAGCCACCAGTCCGATCCGCTTCGCTCTTTGATTTTGGCGATGTAAAGCAGCTGCTTGAAAATGTCGTCGGAGTATTGCACCAGCGGCAGCGTCCGGCCCAGGTGTTCCACCGTCTGCCTCAGCACGGAGGCCTTCATGCCGGATCCGGATCCACGCCCCTTGCTGGCCCAAAATCTTCCTCCGGATTTGATGACAAACTCATAGACGCCGCCGGTTCTTCGGGCCGCGTAGCCTGAATCCACCAGGCCGCCCATGCAGCCGGCCTTCTTGTCCGTGCCCTTGACCGGGTAAGCGGTGGCAAACTTTTGCATGACTGCGTCCCACCCGATCAGCTGGCCGTAATCCACCAAGGCAGACCACTGTTTCTCGCCTACCTTGCCGTAGGCCCGGATCACAAAGAACAGCTCCGTCTGCTGCACGTCCACGCCCATGATCATGCCGGTCGGTTCCAGCGGCACCTCACCCAGCACATATTCCGGGCTGCCTTTGATGACGTCCTCGATTGAGGACGGCTTAATCGTGGCGGCCGCCGGGGTCCACGGCTTGGCCATGTAGCTGTTCACAAAGTGGTGCAGACCGCGGATCGATTCCTTGTCCTGCAGAAACATCACGGCCAGCTCGCCCCAGGTGCGGTTCGGTGAATACAGCGCAGGCAGGTTGTAGGATCTCCGGCCCGGCTGGCCTTGCGCCGTCGGCTTCCACCGGCCGGCCTGCATCATGTCCGCCCGTTCGTGAAACAGGATTTTGCGGCGGCAACCAGGGCACTCGTAATGCGCCGAGGCCTTGACCTGGCTAAGGTTCCATTCGCCCGTATCCGCATCCTGGGCGGACTCGTCCCAGCGCACGCCGGACCAGTCCATGGTGAACTCGTGATGACACTCCGGACAGCTGACAAAATAGTAGCGCTGATCCCCTCGCAGAAACTCCGTCCAGATATTGACGCCGTGATCCATCGTCGGCGTCGATGCCTGCACGTAGAGCCAGTTGGGAAAGGATTCCATCCGCGCGCCGATCAGCTGCAGCGGGCTGGACTCCTTGGTCTGCCAGTCCGGAAACTTGTCGATCTC